TTAAAATTTGGCTGAAATAATCAAACAGAAATTGATAAAGAAAATTTTGTATTGTGTAGTTGACACGGGGGTGATTGCTATGACATACGAAGATATTGCTGAAATGATGCATGAAATGGGTCTGCCCTTTGCGTATCATCATTTTTCCGAGGGTGAGTCACCGCAACCGCCCTTTCTGATTTTTCTCTCGCCCGGAGAAAATACTTTCGGTGCGGATAACGTGATGTACCACAGCTTCAAAAAGCTGGATATTGAGCTGTACACCGACAAGAAATCGCCAGATTTAGAGGAAGAGATTGAGTCTGTGCTTCATGCACACGAGATATTTTACAACAAAACTGAGTCATGGATTGCATCGGAAAAGATGTATGAAGTGCTTTATGAAATGGATGCCTGAGAAGGAGGTTGGTCTGAAAATGGCTCTAAAGAAAAATAAAGTTAAGTTTGGCTTGAACAAGGTGCACTGGGCTAAGATTACAGCGTGGTCTGAAGATGGTGTGCCTACATTTGATACACCCGTGAGACTGCCCGGTGCTGTATCGCTTTCAATTGATGCCAATGGCGAAACCGAGAATTTTTACGCTGACAACACGGTTTACTACGTTATCAACAACAACGCTGGCTATACCGGTGACCTTGAAATTGCACTCATCACAACGGATTTTGCCACGGAAATTCTGGGAGAAATCCTCGATACAAAGGGCGTACTGGTGGAGAAGAATGACGCTGAACCACAGCAATTCGCATTGCTTTTTGAATTTTCGGGCGACAAAAATCACATTCGCCACGTCATGTACTGCTGTACTGCAAGCCGTCCTGCAACGGAAAGTTCCACCACGGAAGAAAGCACAGAGGTCAAGACGGAAACGCTGTCGCTAACAGCATCGGCTCTGCCGGACGGTCTGGTGAAATCCAAAACCTGCGAAAATACGGACGAGTCGATTTATAATAATTGGTATAATTCTGTGTATATTCCGACATTTACTGCATCTAAGACAACTAGTACAACGACAAAGTGAGGTGAGATAAAGTGGCTATCAAGAAGATTATTACAATCGACGGAATCGAAATTCCTTTCAAGGCGAGTGCGGCTGTTCCTCGCCTTTATCGCTTAAAGTTTGGCAGGGATATTTATCAGGATTTTGCTTCTTTGCAGAAAGACGTGCAGAACGGCGATGAATCCAATTCTGGACTGAATATTGAAAGTCTGGAGGTTTTTGAAAACATTGCATATATCACCGCAAAACACGCTGACCCTGAGAATGTTCCCGATAATCCGGATGAATTTCTGGAGCAGTTCAACACGTTCAGCATTTATGAAATTCTCCCTCAGTTGATTGAACTGTGGGGCTTGAATACCGCAACGCAGATTGCATCTAAAAAAAACATCGCCCGACTGACCGCCCGATGACAACTCCGCTGTTCCTTCTGCGTTGCGTGCAAATTGGGCTTTCCCTTAGTGAGCTTGATATGCTCACTATCGGGATTGTCAACGATATGTTCTGCGAGCGTGAAAGAGATGACTATACAGGGTGGACGGAGATCGCAGGACAATCTGATTTCGATAAATTTTAGTGTGTATTTTCATTCATAACGAATAGGAGGTGAACCCATGGCAAACCGCATTAAAGGCATAACCGTCGAGATTGGCGGTGATACAACCCGTTTATCCAAAGCACTGGACAGCGTCAACAAGAACATCAAAAACACGCAGTCACAGTTGAAAGACGTTGAGAAACTTCTGAAACTTGATCCCACCAATACGGAATTACTGACACAGAAGCAAAAGCTTCTGAAAGATGCAATTTCGGATACAAAAGAAAAACTGTCAACGCTGAAAACTGCCGCTGAACAAGCAAATGAAGCACTGGCAAACGGCGATATTTCCAAGGAGCAATATGACGCACTCCAGCGAGAGATTATCGAAACCGAACAGGACTTAAAAAAAACTGGAGGAACAAGCCGTCAATTCTTCTACAGCGTTGCAGAAAATTTCGGCAGCCGGTGAAAAAATGACAGCAGTCGGCGACAAAATTTCCTCCGCCGGAACAAAATTGTTGCCCGTAACAGCAGGCATAATCGCATTGGGAACGGCGGCGGTCAGCACGGCTTCCAATTATGTCGCAGGTGCAGGCAACCATGGGGATCACCAAGGATGCAATGTCCAATGTAAACGGTGAAAGTGTCAACACCATGGACACATTGTCTGCACTTGCAAAGAAAATGGGCTCGGAAACGGCATTCTCCGCAAGCGATTGTGCTGAGGCTCTTAACGCAGGCTACAAACACAGAGCAGATGTGTGACACCCTGCCTACGGTTCTGAACCTTGCGGCTGCCGGAAACATCGACCTCGCCTCCGCTTCCGACATGGTGACGGACGCAATGTCCGCACTGGGTATGGGCGTTGATGAGTCGGAGAAAATGGTCGACCAGATGGCGAAAACGGCATCATCGACAAATACCTCCGTGTCACAGCTTGGTGAGGGTATTCTCACAATCGGTGCAACAGCAAAGTCAATTAAGGGTGGAACAGCAGAACTGAACACGGCTCTCGGCATCCTCGCCAACAACGGCATTAAGGGTGCGGAGGGCGGTACGCACCTGAGAAATGTAATTTTGTCCCTGCAAAGCCCCACCGATACCGCTGCCGCCTGCATGGAACAATTAGGGCTTGATGTGTACGATTCCGAGGGCAACATGCGTTCTCTCAACGACATCCTCGGAGACCTCAACAAGAGTATGGAGGGAATGACATCTGCCGACAAAAACAACATTATCAGCACGATTTTCAATAAAACCGACCTATCATCTGTCAACGCTCTGCTTGCCAATACCGGCGATACTTGGGACGATTTACAGCAGTCTATCATTGACAGTGGCGGTGCGGCTCAGCAAATGGCTGACACGCAGCTTGACAACTTATCCGGTCAAATCACAATTCTGAAATCTGCGTTAGAGGGACTTGCTATTTCTTTCGGCGAACTTCTTATGCCTGTCATCAAACAGGTTGTTGACGTGATTCAGAAAATGGTTGACAAGCTGAACGCTCTCGACCCGTCCGTTAAGGAGACGATTGTGAAAATCGCACTTGTAGCGGCGACGCTTGGACCTCTTTTAATCGTGGTCGGTAAGGTGATTTCAAGCGTGGGAAGTATTCTTTCCCTTGTCGAAAAAATCCCCTCTATGATAACTGCGGTTCAAGGAGGCATCACTGCTTTGACCGGAGCGTTGGGCGTTTCTATGGGAGTGATTCTCGCTATTGTTGCGGCAATTGCAGCACTTGTGGCGGCATTTGTGCATTTATGGAATACAAACGAGGATTTCAAAAATAGCATTCTCGGAATCTGGGAACAGATAAAAACAACGTTTACTGGACTTACGCAGGGCATTGTTGACCGTTTAAATGCACTCGGATTCAATTTTGAGAGCTTCACCGATGTTCTGAAAGCCGCATGGGACGCTCTGTGCAATCTGCTTGCCCTGTTTTTGAGGGTGTTTTCAATCAGATTGCAAACATTTTTGATACTGTAACTGACGTAATTCTCGGCATTTTAGACGTTTTCATCGGGCTGTTTACAGGAGACTGGGAACAGTGCTGGAATGGCATAAAAGGCATTTTCACCGGAATATGAGACAGCATCTCGACTATCCTTACAAACTTGAATTTTTACTTAACTCTATACATCATTTTCAATCTCTGTGCTTCATTTGCATCAAAGCCGAATTTTTCATAGAATGGAACTTTATCAGGCATTGCACACAATTCAACAAAGATCTCTGTACCACTTATTCCATTAGCATTGATATAACTGAGTAATTCATTGATGAGTATGCGCCCTATTCCTTTATTTTGATATTCCGGTCTTACCACAACATCTTTGATGTAATAATTAAGCCCCATATCTCCTATTACTCGTGCCATAGCAACTATTTTATCTTCATCATAAACAGATATTCTAAATAGCGTATGTTCCATTGCAAGTCTCGTCTGCTTTAAAGAAGGACCTTTTCCCCAGACTGTTTCCCATAACAAAATAAATTCTTCTGCACTTAATTCATTGTGTTTTATTATTGCTCCCCCAATTAACTCATAAATTTTTCAAGCAGCATATTTAGTGTTTGGTGCGTTAAAGAAAGATGCGATTTTAGAAGGGTTTAACTGAAGCGATTTC